CACCTGCAATGGCCTGTTGGGTAGCAGCAGTTAAATTGTTAATAGAAGAATCTCCAGATGCAATAGACATTCAAGCAGAAGCTTGGGGAGGGTGAAATGGCACAGCTACCAATTGATACAAGATTAATAATTGAAAAGGATATTGAGGATGGGTTGATTGAGCAAGGTTTCAGGCCATATCTTGGTATGTCTTATCTTGCTACTAAATGCTCAAGGCAGCTTTGGTATGGATTCAGGCTCTGTGCAAAGAAGAAAGTCAGCCCAAGAATAAACCGCTTGTTTGGGAGAGGGCATAATGAAGAGCCAATAATCCAAAATGATTTCAGGAAGGCTGGTGTTCTATGCCTTGTTGACCCTAATAACCAACCTGAGTTTGTTCATGGTAATGGACATATAAAAGGCCACCCAGATGATAGACTCAGGAACTTGCCTGATGCCCCAAAGACAGATCACCTTGGAGAGTACAAAACCCATAATGATAAGTCTTTTAAGGATGTGAAGAAAAGAGGATTGAGATTGAGTAAGCCAGTTCATGCGGGGCAGATGGATGTTTATATGTATAAATGGAAGCTCACCAGAGGCTTGTATGTAGCAGTTAATAAAAATGATGATGCCAGATATTATGAGCGGATATCCCTTGATAAAGAAAATGCTATTGACCTCCTTAGTAAAGGAGTAGATATTATATCAACTGAAATACCTCCTACCAAAATAGGAGATTCAAGATGGTTTGAGTGTAAGTGGTGTGACTATTATGAAATCTGTCACTTTGGGGAAGAACCTCTAAAAAATTGCCGGACTTGCCATTTTTGTGATATCTGTGATGATGGAATATGGGTGTGTTCAAATTATGAAATAGAACTATCTTTTGGGCAGCAGCAAATAGGTTGTTCTGAGCATAAATTTATGGTAGGGTTAAAATAGTGGGAATAACACAAGCAAGATTAAAAGAATTATTACATTATGATTGTGAAACAGGAATATTTAAGTGGATTATAGCACCAAAATATAGCCCACAATTATTAGATAAAGCAGCAGGAACAGAATCACCTGATGGCTATATAAGAATAATGATTGATAAGAAAAGCTATTTGGCACACAGATTGGTGATTCTTTATGTTGATGGCTATCTTCCTGAATTACAAGTGGATCACAAAGACAAAACAAAACACAATAATAAGTATTCTAATTTAAGAGAAACAAGTCAAAGTTGTAATCTAAGGAATACTGGGAATAGATCAAATAATAGGTCTGGTGTAAAAGGTGTTCAGCACTCAGGGAAAGGATGGGAATCAACTATCTATTCAGGTGGCAAAAGAAGATATCTTGGGAAGTTCCTTGACTTCACAGAAGCAGTTGCTCATAGGCTTGCAGCAGAACAATGCCTTGGCTGGAGTAATTGTGATAACTCAAGTCCTGCTTATTCATATATGGAGAAATGGCTAAATGATAGAGCTTAGAGATTATCAAGAGCATGCAATCAATGCCATATTGAATTTCTTCTATAGAAAGAAGAAAGGCAACCCATTGGTTCAAGCTCCAACAGGCTCAGGAAAGTCCATGATGATAAGTGGATTTTGCAAGCATGTTGTGGAGAAATGGCCAGAGCAAAAAATACTTGTTATCAGCCATGTAAAAGAAATCCTTGAGCAAAACTATAAGGCTATTAAGAAGCACCTTAAAACAGATGATATAGGGCTTTACTCCTCTGGATTAAGGAGTAAGACCCTTAGTAATATTACTATCGCAGGGATACAGTCAATTTATAATAAGCTGGAACTCTTTGATCAGTTTGATATCATTATAGTTGATGAAGCTCATACCATTCCTCACAAGAAAGGAGGCATGTATCATAAATTTTTCAGCCAGGTTAATAAACCAGTCATAGGCTTTACAGCAACTCCATATAGACTTGGTGCTGGATATCTTCACAAGGGTGAAGGTGCTTTCTTTTCTGATATAGTCTACAACATATCTATTAAAAAGCTACAGGATGAAGGTCACCTTTGCAGGCTGACTGCTAAGGGAACAAAGAAAAGGCTTGACCCAAAAGGGATAAAGAAACAAGCTGGTGACTATATATTGAAAGAGCTTTCTTTGGCATTTGATAGAGAGGCTATCACAGCAGATATTATCTCAGAATTGATTATATATAAAAATTTGAGAAAAAAGTGGTTGCTATTTGCTATTGATATTGATCATGCTGAAAACATAGCCAGAGAATTAAACAATGTAGGAGTTAAAACCGCTTGTGTTCACTCTAAGATGGAAGGGAACAGAGACCATGTTATTCAAGGATTCAAGCAGGGAGCTTATCAGGCTCTGGTATCAGTTGCTGTTCTGACTACTGGTTTTGATTGCCCTGAAGTTGATATGATAGCTTTATTGAGGCCAACTTCTTCTCCAGTCCTTCATGTTCAGATCATAGGAAGAGGATTGAGAACAGCACATGGAAAGGATGATTGCCTTATTCTTGACTTTGCTGGCAACCTTAATAGGCTTGGGCCAATTGATGCCCCTGTTATAAAGATAGCTGGGAAGGGTGGTGGTGAAGCCATAATGAAGGAGTGTAATAACTGCTGGGAGATTGTTCATGCTGCTGTAAGGATTTGCCCTTGCTGTAACCAGAAATTTCAATTCAGGCACAAGCTATCTCAGAAGGCAGCTGACAGAGAAGTTGTAGCCCTTGAAGAATGGCACACTGTTGAAGATGTAAAATATTTCAACTATAAAGGTAAAAAGAATATACCAATGTTGAAAGTCTCATATATGTGTGGGTTGAGAAGGTTTAATGAATATGTCTGCCTCCAGCATAGCGGGTATGCTCTTATGAAAGCAAGAAGGTGGTGGGAGAGAAGAAGTGATCAAAGAGCCCCAGAAACAGTCCAACAAGCTTTAGAGCTTTCAAAGAGCTTGAAAAGACCAGAAAAGATTTTAGTGTATGAAGGCAAGTCTTTTCCAGAAATAAAGCAGCAACAACTAAGTGCTTGATTATATTATCAGATTAAAATAAATATAAAAAGTTAATAAATAAATTAAAATAATCCTTTACTTAGTTCTAATAGTCCTATATAATGAATTTGAAAGGTTAGAAAACTTACAAACTTAGGAGAACAAAATGACAAAAAAAGACTTAGCAAAAATAATAAAAGCTTACAACCCAAAAAAAGAAATTTCAAAATTAGTAAAGCTTTCAAAGATTGATCTTGAAGACACAGTAAGAAGAGTTTGCACAGTTGATAACTCTGATTTAGAATTTAGAGTGATTTGCTGGAGAGAAACAACTCAGCATGGTAGACAAAGTATTTTTTCAACTAACTGCTTTGATGAGCACAAAATGGTAGATACTACTGAAACTTACGAAAACCGTGGTTGTGAAGTCCATAACTATAAAAATGATAATGGCTACTGGGCATTAATTGCATAAAGGATAATATGAGATCACTTTTATACTTAATAGCAAAACTTATGGGTGACTGGAATGCCATCAAAAAGAACAAAGTTGGCAAACGAGTCACCAGAAGGATTGCTGGAAAAATAACTGGCAAAGGGTTAAGGAGGTTGTTCAAGTGAGTGAAAATTTAGGAAAAATTTTTATACAAAGAGCTATTTCAAGATCAGCATTTGAGATCTTTTCACCTGGCAGAAGTGATAAAAAAAAAGAAAGGATAAAATGTTAATAATTTTGCCTGCTGCTACAAAAATATGGGAAGATGAATATCACAATCCTTGTGAAAATTTGGAGGGGGATATAAAATGATTATTATTGGAGCTGGAATGAGTGGATTGCTGTGTGGAGCTTTGAACCCTGGGTCAGTTATTTATGAAGCTGGGCCAGAGAGAGAATCAGATCACAAGGCATTGTTCCGCTGTAAGACTAATGAAATTGGAAAAATTCTTGGCATCCCTTTTAAGAAGGTCAATGTTCAAAAAGGTCTCTGGGATAATGGGCATATTGAACCTTCTATAAGATCAGCCCATATGTATTCACAAAAAGTCACTGGAAAGATTACTGGCAGAAGCATCATGAACCTTGATCCAGGTGTGAGATATATTCCACCATTGGACTTCAGCAATAGGTTGAAGGTGATGTGTGATATAAGATATAATTTCAAATTCACTGGACAAACTTTTGCTCAGCCTGCTGTCTCAACAATTCCTATGAATTATATGAGTGATATGGTTGGGCTTAGAGATAAGACAACATCATGGGAATCAGAGCAGATCTATGTTAATAGAATACAGATACCAGATTGTGACTCTTATTGCACTATGTATTACCCTGGAGAAGAATCAAGTGCATATAGAGCAAGCCTTTCTGGGGATGTCCTTATAATAGAATCAATGATAAGATTAAACCATAATTCTTTAGCCCATATTTTTGAATCATTTGGTTTACCCCTTTTAAAAAAGACCACTGGTGAATCACTGACTAACACAAAACAAAAAATGGGGAAGATATATCCAATTGATGAGAAGTTGAGGCAGAAATTAATAACAGAATTGACTTTGAAACACAACATATATTCCTTGGGCAGATTTGCTACTTGGAGGCCAAAGGTGATGTTGGATGATGTGCTTGAAGATATTTTTGTAATTAGAAGATTAATAGAGGGAGGAAACTATGCTTCTCTCAACCACAAACAAGGAGTAAAGTGATGAAAGTAAAACTGATTAATTTTACACAAGAAGCTTTAGAGCTTCTGATATTGACTAAAAGCAGCCGACTGGATGCTGATACAACACTTGAAGAGATTATGAGTTGGCCAGAAGAGAAGAAGCTGGAACACCTTGATTATATGATGAATACAATTAAAACTTCTTTTGAGTTTGTTAATTATGCTTTTGAGATTAAAGGAGTGTCAAGAGCATTCACCCATCAATTTGTAAGAACCAGAACTGCTTCATTCCAACAACAGTCTCAAAGGACTGTTGATGCTTCTGATTTTGATGTTGTTAAGACTTCTGATCACATTGAATTTGATGTGGCTTGCAAAACAGCTTTAGAGTGTTATGAATCAATGATAGCTGAAGGTGTTCAGGTTCAAGATGCCAGAGGAGTGCTACCAACCAATATCTGTACAGAGATAATGATGAGTGCTAATTTAAGGACTTTATCAGACATGGCATCCCTCCGCTTATGCAAGCGGACTCAAGGGGAGTATCAGGATGTTTTCAAGCTTATGGTGGTTGAGATTCTAAAAGTTCACCCATGGGCTGCTCCTCTTCTTGAAGTACATTGCATCAAAAATGGCTTCTGTGCTTTCCCTAATTATAAAAAATGCCCTGTCCAGAAGCTTACTTTTAAGCTTGATGACTATAAAAGAAATAATATCAGGAAGGCTTGGAAGGATTCAACTCATGTAGCCAATCCTGTGGCAAATAAAGATGGAATGACAATGTAGTCTTAACTATACAGGGGCTTGAGAAAGCCCCTTATTCAAGAGATTTGGAGGTCAGAGTGCAAACAATTCATGAAAGATTTGAGAGAGAAAAGAAAGAAAGAAAGAAAGCAATAATAATAGATTTGGAAGGAACTTTATCAGATCACTCAGAAAGGGCTAACCTTTGTAAAGAAGGAACTTATGGGCAGTACAATGCACTATTTTCAAGAGACACTGTGAATGAAGATTTTGTTTCAGGGTTGCCACTTGATCAAGATATTAAAATTATAATGGTAACAGCCAAGTCTGAAATATACAAAGATGATGTTCTTGAGTGGCTTGCAAGAAATAATATTGATTGGATTGATGAAATTCATTATCGTTGCCCTGAAGATGATTCTCCAAGCATCACAGTCAAAAAACTATATCTTGAAGCTCTTCAGGAAAGGTTTGATATTGTTCATGCTTATGATGATAGAGAAGATATTTGCATGATGTATAGGTCACAAAATATTCCTTGCACTCTTGCTGGCCAAAAAGCAAGCAAGCAGACTGTTTCAGACATCCTTCAAAACTCAGCTAAAATTTTTGAAGACAGGGATGCTGTTTATGGCTCCTCTTATAAACAGTTTGGAAGTATTGTTGATGCTTTATTCCCTGATGGGATTGAACTGAATACTGTAGAAGATTTCAACAGATGGGGAGTCTTCCATATGATGTTATCTAAAGTCAACCGGTATGCTAATAATTTCAAGAAGGGTGGGCACAAAGATAGCCTTGCTGATTTAATAACTTATGCTGCTATGTTACAGGAGCTTGACAATGGACTTCAATAAATTTTTCAAACAGGCAATGGATAGAGATATTGCACCAATGATTAAGCCATGTGGCATTGCTCTTAATCTTGGAGCTGGTAACAAAAAGATAGCTGGTGCTGTTGCTCTTGACTATCCTGATTGGGATGTTGATTCTGATCCAATCCCATATGGAGATAATGCTATTGATACAATATATGCTTACCATTTTCTTGAGCATTGCAAAGACCCAGTCAAGGTTCTTCAGGAGTGCCAGAGGGTTTTGAAAGCAGGAGGAGTAATCAACATATGTGTCCCATATTATACTTCTAATATGGCACATATGGAATTGGACCACAAGCATACTTTCACAGAAGACACTTGGAAAATTTTATTTAAAAATCCATACTACAATAAAAATAAGATTAAATGGGAATTTGCAATTGGCTTTAATATTATTTGTGGGATTGTTGAAGGAAATATGTGCTTATTAACTCAACTCATAAAGGTGAAATAATTATGGAATTAACAGAAATAAAGCAAAGCAAAATAAATAAAATAATTCAGTATCAGCATAGAGTTGGAACAGATGCTGATCCAGTTTGCATACAAGCAGCAATAACTGATATCTGTTTCAACAAGTGTCTTAATTGCAACCACCATTTAAGAGCTGATAAAAAAATAATAAGTGGCAAATCCTGGATTGAATTTCTTAGCAGCCACAAAGGAATTGAATCAGTTGCCTATCTTGGTGGTGATTTGATGACACACCCTGATGTAAATGAAATCATGGAATACCATCTTGATAGTGGAGTGTCTTTTGGAATGGTGATATGTGGCTACATACCACCAACTGTAAACATGAGATTATTATCATATGCAAAGTGGGTTAGAGTTTCACTTGACACTGTTGACTCTGATACATATAAAAGATGCAGGGGTGGTGTGGGGCTTTCAAAAGTCCTCAATTCAATAAGCAAAGCAAAGAGAAACGGTGTGAACACAGAGCTTTGCATAACAGTAAGCAGACATAATATAAATAATATTTCTGAAATTTTTGACTATGCAATTAGCATGGGGATAGGTGCTGAGATACACCCTATGTTTGGCTCTGAGTTTTTAGAAAAAACAGTGAAAGTGATTGATGAATATGAGCCTATTTTTGAATCAAATGGCCTTGAGTTTTCATTCTTTTGCTATTCTAATCTGAAATTCAAAAGATGTGTTGCACCTTATTACCAAGTTTATATAGACACTGATGGTGATATATACCCCTGTTGTGCATCCTCCGGTGATTTGCACACAAGCAAGAGTAAAATGACCATGGGAAATATATCAGATTGGAATGGATTCTTGAGGAATAGAGAAACTCATACAATGAAATATTTTGCATGCAAAGACTGTTGTGACAATACAACAAGGATAAACCATGTTGTTGAGTCCAACCCAATAAAAAATAATTTCTTTTAGAGGTTGATGTGTTAACAATACTGGATTTAGAAACAACCGGATTGGTTGGAGCCAAAGGGAAAGACCCATTATATCAACCTCACATAACTGAATTTTATGGGATGCAGGTTGATAATAATTTAAAATTTGTAAGGGATTTTGACACCCTTGTAAAGCCTCCAATACCAATACCTGCCTTTCTTGAAAAGCAGATAGGGATAACAAACCAGATGGTTGCCAATGCTCCAACCTTCTTACAGGTTTACAAGAAGATAATTGAGGTGTTTTATTGCAGCCATACCATAATTGCCCACAATCTATCCTTTGATGAAGAAGTGTTGATAACAGAGCTTAGAAGGATAGGGAAAGAGCACCACTTTCCTTACCCTCCTATAAAATTCTGTACAGTTGAGCAATCAATGCATATTAAAGGTCACCGCTTGAAGAACTCTGAACTCTATGAGATAGCTACAGGCAAGCAGATGGGTCTTATGCATAGAGCCAAGGCTGATGTTGAGGCTACATTCGAGAGTTTCAAATTTTTAAGGAGGCAGTAGATGATCAAGCCAACTCAAAGTGATCTTGATAAGACCCATGAAGTATTATTATGGGTGATTAAACACACAGAAGAAAATGAACCACAAGCAGTTAATTTTATAGTTCTTTGTGAGGATCTTTCATCTGAGCTGCCAACAAGCATGGTTGATTTTGATGAGGGTGAAGATGAGTTCTAAGAAAACAAAAGACCACATGGCAAGGGTGAATAAGCTAAGGATTGAAAGACAGATTGAAAAGTTTCCAAAATATGTTGCTGATAAAGATGAAAGTGATTGTATGTTGTTCACTGGGTCTGTTTCCACCAATAAGTATGGCACATATCAGATAATTGCTGAAGATGGAACAAGGGTGAAAGGTGCACACAGAGTTGCATTTTATCTCCATAATGGATCAATCAATAATAATTTAAATGTCAACCACAGTTGTGATAATAAATTATGCTGTAATCCAGACCATTTATGGCAAGGCACTCAGAAAGAAAATTTGCAGGATATGTCAAGCAAAGGCAGGCACATTGGCAACTTAGGGAAGAAACACACAAAAGAAGCTATAGCAAAAAAATTCAAATGCTTCAAGTGGGAAGAATAATGCATTTCATGGAAAGAATCACACTGAAGAAACCAGAGCAAAAATGAGAGAAGCTTGGAGAATCAGGAAAGGGAATGGGTGAAGACAATTTGGCTACAAATAAAAACAGGATACACCTTCAAACAAGTCTATGGCCATCTTGATAAGATAGCTGAGAAGTGCAAAAGGCTTTGTGATGAGGCAGGGATAAAGGAGCCATATGGAGGTATTGCAGACTTAGGGAATACCTTTGCCCATATCCCTTGGAGAAAGGCTTGCAAAAAGGCTGGAATCAAACCAATATATGGTGTTCAACTTCCTGTGGTAGATGAATTGCAGAAAGGGGTTAGAAGATATCCATATAATTGGATGACTTTTATTGCCAATACTCAGGCAGGATTGCAGGAGATTTATCAGCTTGTTGATTTATCTTTTCAGCAATTCTATTACAGACAACGGATAACTTATGATCAAGTCAATGCTTTGTCCTCTGGTGTATATATTATTGGAGGGGTAGCACCAAGGTGGGATTTGATTGAAACTATTGTTTTTTCAGAGATAAGTCCATCAACACCATTATCTTCAAGAAAATGGGTTGGCCCACCCATTGCCTGTATAGACAATTTCTATCCAGATGCGGAAGATGAGATAATCTATGAGCCTTTTGCTGATGATAGATTGAGGGAAAGGAAGACAACCCCAATTCATATATTATCCAAAAAAGAATGGGTGAGTGAGTGCAATCAGAACCCTCCATTGGCAGGGTTATTTAAAATGGCCTCAGAGTGCAATGTTGAGCTGCCTGAAGCCCCAATGGTGAAGTATATTGGTAAGGACAATATTGAAGATTGGTGCAAGAAAGGAGCCAAAGAAAAAGGACTTATCAGCAAGCCAGAGTATATTGAAAGATATAAATATGAAATGGGCTTGATCAAAGAGAAAGGCTATGTTGATTACTTCCTTGTCACAGCCGACCTAATAAGATATGCCAAAACAAAGATGGCTGTTGGCCCAGCTCGTGGCTCCTCTGCTGGCTCTCTGGTTTGTTACCTTATGGGCATAACTGAAATTGACCCTCTTGAATATGACTTATACTTTGAAAGGTTCATTGATATAAATAGAATGGATTTGCCTGATATAGATATTGACTTTCAAGACAATAAGCGGCACTTAGTCACAAAATATCTTGAAAGGAAGTATGGCAAAGCCAATGTTGCCCAGATAGGGAATATTAATAGAATGAAGCCAAAGTCTGCAATAACTCGTTTTTCAGGTGCACTTGGAATACCAATTGATGAGGTTATTGAGCTGAAAGATGCAATACAAGACCGCTCAAGTGGGGATGCAAGGGCAAAAAATTGTATGGAAGACACCTTCACAGATACAGATATTGGCAAGAAGTTTATTGAAAGGCACCCATCAATGGAAGTAGTGAAGCATATTGAAAATCACCCTTCTCACACAGGGGTTCATGCTGCTGGCATACTTGTTTGCAACTCTCCTATAACTAATTATTGTGGGGTGAATAGCAGGGATAATAAGAGGATAGGGATGCTTGATAAGAAAGATGCAGAGGATGTTGGCTTGCTAAAAATTGATGCCCTTGGCCTTAGGACTCTCTCAATAATTGCCGATATATGTGATCAGGTTGGGAGGCCATATGAATGGATGTATGAAATTCCTACTGATGATGAATTGGCTTTCAAGGTGTTCCAAGATCACCGCTATAATGGCATATTTCAATTTGAAGGGCCAGCAATATACGGGCTTGCTAAGCAGATGCAAATTGAGAATCTTGAAGACATATCTGCCCTTGGTGCTCTTGGCAGACCTGGGCCACTTATTTCAGGTGGTGCCCAATCATTTATTGCCCTGAGGAATGGATTCAAAAAAGTTGAATATCTGAGTAATCACAAGGTTGTTGTTGATGCCACAAAGTCAACATATGGCATCATAATATATCAAGAGCAAATGCTTGCAATTGGGAAGGACTATGGCCTGTTGTCTTGGCATGATACTGGCCTACTCAGGAAGGCAGCAACCAAAAGCAAGGGTGAAGAATTTTTCAATCAGTTCAAAGAAAAGTTTGTAAAAGGTGCAGTAAGCACAGGTGAAACTGTAGAAGAGGCCACAAAGGTTTGGCAAGCAATGTATACTTTTGGAGCTTGGAGCTTCAACAAGTCACATGCCATATCATATGGATTGATGTCTTATCTCTGTGCATATTTTAAAGCACATCACCCTCTTGAGTTTTTGGTTGCCAATCTTAATCATGCAAGAAGTGATACTGCCGCTTTGAAGATTCTTAGAGATGCTGTTGAAAATGATGGGATTAAATATCAATATTTCAATCCTGATTATTCTGAGGTGGAATGGTGTGTAAAAGGCGATATGCTTTTTGGTGGCTTTGGGACTCTTCATGGGCTTGGCCCAGCAAAAGCGAAAGCAGCTGTCAAGAGCAGACCTTTATTCAAGCCTGGAGTAATCAAGGCTATAAAGGCTGATAATAGCCCTTTCAAGTATCTTTACCCTGCCAAGGAGCTATATGGTGACTACTATACAGCCCCTGAGAACCACAATATGAATACTGGTGCCATAGAGATATCTGATGCAAATAAAGATGGATCGATGACTGTTATTGGCTGTATGATTAAAAAGAATATAAGAGATAAAAATGAAGCTTGCTATGTTACAAAAAGAGATGGCAAGTTTTTAGAAGGGAGCACAACTTGGCTTAACATGACAATTGAAGATGATACAGGCCAGATAATGTGCAAAATAAAAGTAGAAGATTATGAAAGATTTGGGAAAGAAATTGCTGAGACTGGCAAGGAAGAGAAAGACTGGTATTTGGTTCATGGGCAGAAAATTAATGGTTGGGGAATTATTTTTGTTAAAAATATCAAAAAAATAACCAGGAGGATTTAAGATGTTAAGTGTAATAACAAGAATCAATATTGCAAAGGGTAATGATAAAATTGAGATCATGAAAGCAAATCAAAACATGAAACACATTTTTGAATATGCTTATAATCCATTTAAAAAGTATTACATGACTGCTCCTGAATTAGATGGGATTCCTGATTATGGTGAGCCTTTATTCCAAACTAAAACATGGTTCTTATTAATGGATTTGCATAAGAGAAAATTATCAGGAGGTGAAGCTTTTGAAAAAGTTTGTGATCACATATCAACCATGGATGAAGAAGATGCTGAAGTTTTCAAAATGATTCTTAATAAGGATTTGAGGTGTGGAATAAATGTTAAAACAATTAACAAAGCTTTTCCAGGATTGATTCCACTTACTTTTGATGGGTCTGAAAAACCCGCTATTATGCTCCTGAAGAACTTTGCTGAGAAAAAATGTAAATGGCCTATGCTGGTTGCTGTTAAGAAGGATGGAGTCAGAGCAAGATTTGTAGGTGGGCAACTTGTTTCCAGGCAAGGCCATAAAATTATCGGCTGTGAGCATATTGAAGAAGAACTTGAAAATACTTCTTTGGAGCTTGATGGTGAGCTTTGTATTCCTGGTATGGCTTTTGATGAGGCTTCTGGCAGAATAAGAAGCAATGATCCATGCCCTGAAGCTGTGTATTATGTTTTTGATGCTCCCAACTATCCAGATGATAAAAAGGAAAGATATGCTGTTTTGAATTTGAGTCATGACTTGAGAGATTGCAAGAGTGTGGAACTGATAACTCATTTTACAGCTGCTAATCTTGATGAGCTTATGGAGCTTCACAAAGGCTTTCTGAGGCTTGGTGAAGAAGGAACTGTTGCATATAATCCTGAGTCTATGTATGAAGATAAGAGGAGTTATGACTGGATGAGGATGGTGCCCTTGAAAACAACTGATTGCAAGGTTGTAGGATTCTTTGAGGGCAAGGGTAAGCACCTTGGGAGTTTGG